AGGCCGCGCCGGAGCGCCAGGGGTTGGACTGGTGGCGCAGCTACTTCGGCAAGGTCCGAGATTGTCCGTATCTGCTGGGCGAGGAGGGGAGCTGGCGCGCAAGCCTTGGGTGGCTCGTGAACAGCGGCTGCATGGACAAGGTGCTCGGGGGGGAATACCCGACGCGAGCCGAACAGGCCGGGCGGCGAGGCGGGACGCAGGAGACCAGGGGCATGAGCGAAGAAGAATACGAACTCATGCTGGCGGAAGCCCAAGCCGGAGTTGAGGCTTAACCGTTCAGACACATCCAAAACCGGGCAGAAAGTTAAGTGCGGGTTAAGAATTTCCGAGCAAGACGCAAGAGCAGGCAAACGAGAGTTAAGCCGGGCGGTTAAGCCGGGTAAGAGGGGGTCAAGATGAACGAGAGCGGCGACCTGAGCGCGGTCCTTGGCGACCTGGCCGACCATCCTTCACGGGGTTCTGGGGGCATCAACAAGGCTGTGATGGCGCAATTGGCCGCCCGCAACGTGAACCAGAGCCAGATTGCTGAATTTTTCGGGGTCAGCGGCGCGGCGGTCTCGAAAATGCGTAAGCGCATGGAGCTGGTCATTGACCGCGACGTGGCCACGGGGCAGGCGGCTTCTGTGCTCCTGGAAGCAAATTTGCTGGGCGGGGCGCGGCTGGTGGCCCTGGCCAAGGAATGCGAAGGGCTCATCAGGCTGTGCAGCACAGTGGCCCATGCCGACGACGAATATGCGCCAGAGGTGCGCGAGGCCAAATCCAAGCTGCGGCGTCTTGTGGGAACCAAGGGCAGCGTCGGGCAGATGGCCGTGGCGCTCATGGGCGAGAGCCGCAAGCAGCTTGAGTTCGCTTTCGCCGTGCAGCGCGAAACTTACAACCTCAAGCGCGTGGAAGAGTTTCAGCAGATCGTGTTGGAGGAGATCAAGGCGGCGGCTCCTGAGGTTCGGCAGCGCATCATGGCGCGGCTTGAGCAAGTCCAGGCTTTCCGGTCCTCGGTGGAAATTTCTGGCGGCGGCGCGAATTTCACGTTTTGATGCCGAACAATTAAACGTTCGTATTTGGGTGGCGCTATGAAACGTAAAAAAGCTTGCATTGACGTTACGCATGTGGCACAAAAAAGCCGTGTAAAGGGTTTGTGCGTAACGACCTCAAAAATCGGGGGCAAGCATGGCCATTATCGCCTACCTGCGGGTTTCGACCGAAAAGCAGGACACGCAGAACCAGCGGCTGGAAATCCTCACCTGGGCGAACAAGGAGGGGGTGCAGATCACGAACTGGATGGAGCGGGAGATGTCCTCGCGCCGGTCGGCCAGGGAGCGCGGGTTGGACGAGCTGACCGAGCGCCTGACGGCTGGGGATACCCTCGTGGTGGCCGAGCTTTCGCGCCTGGGGCGGAGCTTGGGCGAGGTGGTGCAGACAGTGGACCGGCTGGCCGCCGCCAAAGTGGGCCTTGTGACGCTCAAGGAGGGCATCCGCGTGGAGCCCAACGGCGAGGGCACGCGGAACATGCAGAGCAAGATCCTCGTGGGCCTGTTCGGGCTTCTGGCCGAGGTGGAGCGCGACCTCATCAGCGAGCGGACCAAGGCGGGGCTCGCCAGGGCGCGCGCCGAGGGCAAGACGCTTGGCCGCCCCAAGGGCAGCATCGGCAAGTCGCGCCTGGACGGCCAGGAAGCCGAAATCAGGCGGCTGCTGGCCCTCAAGGTCAGCAAGGCCAGCCTGGCGCGCATCCTCGGCGTCTCCGGGCCGACCTTGGGGCGCTTCATCACCTCGCGCAAGCTGTAGGGCACCAGCACGCCACATTCTGGATCGGGGGGTGCGTATGAGCCCCCCGCGCACGCGCAAGGTCGCCTTGGGCACTGGAGGGCTTCTCTCGAACCTTGTGATGGACCTCCGGGCCGCCATGCCCGAGGCCGACAGCGCGCAGCTCGTCACCGAGCCGGAAATCTCCTACCTGGACTTCATCCGCCAATCGTGGCCCATCATCGAGCCTGCCCGTCCCTTTGTGTGCAACTGGCACATTGAGGCCATCTGCGAGCATATGCAGGCCGTGGCCACCTTCGACATTCGCGAGCTGCTGGTGAATATGCCCCCGCGCCACATGAAAAGCGTTGGCATCAGCCAGCTCTTCACGCCTTGGGTGTGGACCTGGGCTCCGCCTCGACGCTTCTTCTATTCCTCCTACGAGCTGACCCTTGCTCGCCGAGACAACCAAAAGGCACGCACGGTCATCGAAAGCCCCTGGTATCAGGAGCGCTGGGGCTCCAAGGTCGTCATCAAGAGCGACCAGAACGAAAAGTCGAAGTTCGAGAACACGCACGCGGGCTCGCGGTTCATCTCCTCGGTCGGCGGCAAGGCGACCGGCGAGGGCGGCGACTACGTGATCTGCGACGACCCGCACAACGTCAAGGACGTCAGCAGGGACCGGGACACGAAGCGCGTGGCCGTGCTCAACTGGTGGGACAACTCCATGTCCAGCCGTCTTGATGACCCGGAGCGGGGCGCGTTTGTGGTCGTGGGCCAGCGCGTGCATGAAAACGACCTGTCCGGGCATCTCCTTGAGCAGGGCGGCTGGGTACATTTGTGCCTGCCCGCCGAGTACGAGGGCAAACGCTACGTCAAGACGCCTTTGGGCTTTGAGGACCCCAGGACCACGAAGGGCGAACTGCTTTGGCCGGAGCGGTTCACGCCGGATGCCCTGGCAAAGCTCAAGCACAAAATGACTGATGCCGAGTACGCGGGGCAGTACCAGCAGGAGCCCAACCCGCCCGGCGGCGACATCTTCAAGTGGGAGTGGTTCCAGACCTACACTGAGCTGCCCCGCTTCGAGCGCGTGATCGACTTCTGGGACACGGCGCAATCGATCAAGGCCGATGCCGCCTTTTCCGTGCGTGAGCGCTGGGGCGAGGCTCATAACGGCTATTACCTCATCCACGTGCTGCGCGAGCGCATGGACTACCCGACCCTCAAACAGCAGATCCTCGATGACTACGAGGGCGGCGGTGTTGATGCTGTGGTCGTCGAGGATAAGAGCAGCGGCATCAGCGTCATTCAGGACTTGCAGCGTGAGACCCGTGTGCCGGTCATCCCCTATGTGCTTGGACAGGACGGCAAGGTGACGCGCGCCCGCGCCCAGGCTTCCACAGTCAAGGGCGGAAACGTCTGGGTGCCAGCGTCGGCCCCATGGCTGCCTGGCTTCAAAAACGAAGTGGAGCTTTTCCCCAATGGCAAGTTCAAGGACCAAGTGGACGTGATGACCGAGGCCTTGGATTGGTTCAAGAACGGCTCATCCCTCACCCAGGGCAGAGACATGGACTAGGAGGCTGGCATGGAGACGTTGAACATTGCCAAGATTGAGGTTGTCCGCAGCGAGGTGTTTCTACAGGGCGCTGTGCGTTGGAGAAACCCGAAGGATAAGACCCTGTACCGACGCGTGGTGGGCGGATTGGCTTGGCCGCGCGACATTCGTCCTGGCGCCCTCGTAATATTGGTCGAACATGCCGCCAACGTCATGCCTGGCCAGGAGATGCACAAGGTCGAGATCGCTGCGGAGTACACCGACTTTGACCCTGAACAGCTTTTGCGGCGAGCCAGTTGGTGGGGCGAGACGCTTTGTTGCCGGGCCTGGATGACGCCGCTTACCGCCCCGGAGCTGCGCCTTGCCCAGGACTACAACGACGCCAGGCACCGGCTGCGCCTCCCCCAGCTTGATCTTTCGACCCCGCCGGGCCTCAATGGCAATAGGAGCTTCGCGGCATATGACAGGCTGGTGGAGCGCCGGACTACCGGGACCAAGACGCTGTACTTCGGTGATTCTTCCCAAGTTGGCAGGGAGTACAAGAGTAGGCAGCGGGCCGACACTCAGCGCGACCTGGAGCAGTATCCGCTTCTGGGGGCTTTCCTGTGGGCCTTGGCATCCATCGACTTGGACGCGGCTACAGGCGCTCCTTCCTTTGGCGGCCAGGGCGGCAGGCGCTCCTGTGGTGCGATCAGTTCGGCTGGGTACTAAGGCTGTAACACCGTACTCGGTTGATGTTGTGTGGCTCCTGCTCTTGAACAGGATAAGAGCACCGCGAAGGCAAGCCGTATTTCCCGCTAACAGAAGGGAAGTTCATACAGGGGCTGTCGCATGAATTTCTGTCAAGAACTATTTTTACAAAAATAGATTTCCGTCTTTTTCCCTCTCTATCCTTAAGACGACTGGCGAACCGCAGTTATTCCGATACCAGCAAAAACACGTGCTACACCTTGGGGCATCAGGCCCCGCCCCGCCTGCTCACCACCACGCGCCGGACCCTGGGTCGTTCCGGGGTCCGGCCAAGGTGGCGGAGGCGAACAACAAGGATAGCGCGCATGCAGGAACTCTTCGAGCACTTCGCCTTCAAAAGTGGCTGGGCTGCATTCCTGGCCTGTTTTGGCTGGCTACTCGGCGGCTTGGATATCGCAGTCCTGGCGCTCTTTGTTCTGTATGTCGTCGATTTCGGCCTTGGCTTGTACCGGGCCTGGATCATGAGTGCGCTCTCGGCGCGCAAAGCACGCCGGGGTATGGCTAAGCTGGTTTTGTACGTCATCGTCATCATCTGCGCCCATATGCTTGATGTGAGTATGGCGCAGACATTCCCCTTCCTCGCCCACTACGTTCGCAACACCATCATCGTATTCGTGGCAATTACTGAATTCTTGAGTGTTTGTACGCACCTGGCTGCCCTCGGCCTGCGCGTGCCGGAGGCCCTGCAGGCGCGCTTGCGTAGCTACCGAGATGGCGCAATCGACTGTCCCGGTCAGCCGGGTGGTTTGGCCCCGGCCCCCGCTCCGCCGCCCGCAGGTGACGGCTCCGGGGGCGCGCAATGACGGCGTACTTCCCCCCCGCACCGCTGCTTCCGCAAACCCGGCGTCATGAGTCGCTTCGGCTCGACGTACACTTGTGCCCGCGCGGCAAGCACACAGTGGGCTACGGGCACAATCTTGAGGCTAACCCCGTGCCCGGCATCCCCTTGCAGATAGGCTTCCGCATCAACATTGAGCAAGCCGAGCGCCTGCTCATGGCCGACATCCTTATTGCGGGCAGCGCCGTGCAGCGCCGCTGGCCTTGGACTGTCGGCCTTGAACCTGTCCGCATGAGCGTGCTGGTCAACATGACCTTCAACATGGGCGCGGACAAGCTGGCACAGTTCCGCAAGACCCTCGCCCTCGTGCAGGCGGGCGACTACACCGAGGCCTCGCGCGAGATGCTGCAAAGCGACTGGGCCGCACAGGTGGGTGACTACGCCCCGGACAGCCCCAGAGGCATCAAGAACAATCGGCCTGGCCGTGCTTGGGAGCTCTCCCGGCAGATGCGGACCGGCGAATGGTGGGTGCCCGCATGATCTCTTGGTTTAAGAACGTGATCAGCGGGCTGGCTGTGCCTTCGCTCATCAGCTGGCCTGCGCTGGCCGTGGCCATGCTTCTTGGCATTGGCTGCTACGGCTGGGGTCATACCGATGGGTACGGCGAGGCCCAGGCCAAGGGCAAAGCCGACGTGCAGGAGTTGCGCGCCGAGTACGCCACCGCCGGGGCAGAGTCCCTGGCCAAGGCGCTTGACCGCAATACCCAGTTGGTTGAGGCGGGCAACGCCCTCGCCGCCGATCTCATCACCGCGCGGGCGGAGCTGACGACGGCCCGTGCCGACATCACCCGGAGGATTGCCCATGCGGTTTCGACTGCTGACCCTGCTTGCGTGTTTGGCTCTGAGCTTGTCGGCCTGTGCTGCGAAGCCTTCTACGGTGTTCGTGCCGACGCCTTGCCCGAAAGCACCTATTCCTGCGGAACTGCTGCGGGAGCCGATCAAACCGCCTCCCTGGTCCCCCGGCTACGCCGAGGAGCATCCGTAGCCGACCTCATGGCTTGGCTGCGCGACATGGGCCAGTACGTGCGCGACCTTGAGCGCACGAGCGCCGCCCGGCGCAAGCTTTTGGAGGCGTGGGCGCAATGAACGACTCCTCTTCTGTCCGGAACCTCGGCCAACTGCTGCGCGTGGAGTTCGATACGAACGCCGCGCTGCGCCGTTCGTTTGAGGACCGCTGGATTGAAGACCTGCGCCAGTATCTTGGCATCTATCCGCCTGAGTTACAGAAGGCGCTGAAGGAACGCGACCGGAGCACAATTTATCTTCGCAAGACGAAGACCAAGGTGGATGCCATCTGTTCCCGTGTCGTCGAACAGCTCTTCCCGGCCAAGGGTGAGCGCAACTGGAGTATTGCCCCGTCAACGACCCCTGAGGTCCATCCGCAGGTGCTGCACGAGGCCGTGACCATGGAAGCCAGTCGCCTTGAGAGAAGGCTCGCGCAAGACGAAGTGCGTTCCCTGGTTCTCTCCTTGGCCACGGACGCAGCGAGCCAGATGGGCGACGAGATGGAAGGCCAGCTTGCCGAGGCTCCAGGCCGCAAGTCGTACCGCTCCAACTGCGAGCGCATGATTCATCAAGGCGTGCTCTTCGGCTGCGGAGTGCTCAAGGGGCCGCTGGTAGAGCGGCGCAAGCGCGAGAAGTTCACCTTCTCCGAAGAGTCCGGCTGGGCTCTGGGCTCGGATGAGGGCGATTACTGGCCGTATCAGGAGTACGTCAGCATCTGGGACATCTATCCGGACATGACTGCGGTGGACCCCGAGGGGATGCGCTTTGTGTGGCAAAACCACCTGAAGACACAGAAGGAACTGCTTGAGCTTGCCGCTTGGCCGGGCTTCGACCCGGAGGCAATCCGCCAGCACATCTCAGACAAGCCGAATGGCGATGCCGAGCTATGGAAGCACGAATCCGAGCTGCGACAAACCGCCTCGGAGGAGGGTCGTTCCGTCCTCAATAATCTCGCCGGACGCTACCGGGTACTTGAGCGCTGGGGCCACCTCACTGGTAAGCAGCTGATGGAAGCTGGCGTCAGAGTGAGGGAGGAGGAGGGTGTCTACGCCGCGAATGTTTGGATTCTGGGTGACAGTGTGATCAAGGCTGTCCTCGCCCCCATTGAAGGCATCGACATCCCGTACAGCTTTTTCTTCTACAGCGACGACGAGACGACATTCTTCCCCGAAGGCCTGGCCAGCATCCTCAGGGACCCGGAGAGCGCGTTCAACGCGGCCATGCGGATGCTCTTGGACAACGCGGCGATTTGCGCCGGACCGCAATTCGCCGTGAACGTGCAGGCGTTGCAAGCTGGCGAAGACCCCAACGATATTCATCCATTCAAGCTTTGGCGTTTTAAAAACGTCCAGGATTTGAACGGGTGCCTCAAGGTTTTTGAAGTCCCCTCTCGTGTTCAGGATTTAGTGAGCGTGGGCAAGATCATGTCCGACTGGTCCGACGAGATGAGCACTCCGCGCTACATGGCCGGGGAAAGCCCCACTCGCGGCGCGGCGGAGACTGTGGGTGGCCTGTCCATGCTCATGGGTGCGGCCAGCATCTCCATCAAGGGACTGGTAGGCCGGTTCGACAATGATGTGACTCGCAAGTTTATAACCAGCCTGTATTATTGGAACATGCGCTTCAACCCCCGTGAAGAAATCAAAGGTGATTTCGTCATCAAGGCCGTTGGCTCCAGCGCCCTCATTGCGCGCGAGGTTCAGGCGCAGAGTGTGATGAAGGCTATCCAGATCAGCAAGGATCCGGACTTCAAGCATGACGTGAAGAGCCGCGAGCTGCTTGAGGAGGCCTTCAAGCTCCTCGACCTGGGTCCGGCTGTGCTGTTCACCAAGGAAGAGGCGGACCAGAATCGCAAGCGCGAGATGCAGGAACTGGCCTTGGTGCAGGCGCAGGCCACAGTGCAGACCCTGCTGAACGAGGCGGAAAAGCGAGGCATCCCCCTGCCGCAGGCGGTGTTGGGCATGCTGGAACAACAGGCCAAGCCGCTGGGCATTGCCCAGTAGGAGGTTCCGATGGCTGAGCTGATCAATATGGCGCTCCCTAAGCCGAAGAAAGGGGAAAAGGTCGAAAGCACCTGCATTGCCCATGGTTCTGGGAAGGAGCCCAAGTTCCCTTGGGGTCTGGAAATCCGCCTGGAAGACGAGGTGATCAAGAAGCTCGGCCTGAAGCTCAAAGATTTCGACACTGACACTGTGGTCCATATCGTGGCCAAGGCCGAGACCACCCGCGTGAGCGAGGACGACACCCGCGACGGCGGCAAGCAGCGGAGCCTGTCTTTCCAGATCACGGACATGGCCCTGACGCGCGAGGGGCAGGATGATTTCGAGAGAGGTTGGAACAAGGCCGGGGAAGGCAAGGGCAAGAAACCGGAGAAAGGGAAGTAGGCCATGGCCGATGTTCTCCCGGAATCGCTCAGGACGTGCAAGGCGCACGTTGGCAGTCAAGGTCTGGCCGCCATGCATACCTACGCGCAAGCGCTGCTTGAGGGCTGGCGCGACGAGCTTGAGCAAGCTGCCCCGGAGCGCGTTCAGAAGCTGCAAGGCATGATTGCCGGTGTGCGAGAGCTTTTGGGCGACATCTGGGGCTCATAGCAGGCAGGGGCACTGAAACATTTCATCAACCGTCGGCTACCGCTGCGGCGGCCCGAGGGGAGGACAGCATGAGCGTTGAGCAGATGGAACAAGGAGCCGAGGCCCAAAACGCCGAAGCTATGGCCGAGGCGGAGTTTGCGGCGGCTTTTGCCGACACGGCAGGCGAGGAAGCCTCTGGCGCGAGCGAAGAAGAGGCCGGAACTGGCGAGGAAGGCAATGAGCGGGGAGTTGACGGTGAACCCGGCGATGATGCCCCGGAAGGTGGCGACGATGCGGGAGGCGCGGACGAAGGGCCTGGCCCCCGGCAGGTCGCCGAGGATGATCCTGAGCAGCTTCGCCGTAAGGAGCAGTTGCTGGCAACAACGGAAGGCCGTCTTCGCAAGACGCAGGAGGAGCTTGAGGCCGCACGCCGGAAGCTTGCCGAAGTGCAGTCCCCGCGCGTTCAGGAGCCAGAAGCGCTGAAGCCTGAGGACCTGCCTGAGGACATTCGTGCCGACGTGCAGGCATTCATAAGCTCGAACCCGGACTTCGCCGCAGTCATGCTGGAGAAGTCTCGGAAGGGCGAGCGGCTGCGCCGCGCCCTGGAGGAGTACGGGCCGGAGCACGTGCTTGTGGAGGAAATGGCCGAGCGCGCGATGAATGAGCGCCAGGCTCGGGTTGAAGAAACCCGCACCCGCAGCGAGGAAGCCTCTGCCATTCGCGTGGCGCACTTCGCCCCCATCTTCGAGGCGCACCCCGACTTTGCCAAGGTCTGCGAGGCCAGGGCCGTGAATCCCGGTGCCTTTGACGACTACCGCGCCAACCTGGACGCATGGTCCGAGGAGAAGCCCGGCAAGGAGTACAAGCGCATCCAGCAGGCCCTCAATGAGGGGACTGCCGCTGAGGTTATTGAGGTTTTGAACCTCTACAAATCGGAAAAGGCTGACCGTGCCAAGGCCCGGCGCGACGACACGCGTCGCAGGGCCGACGATGCCACGGTTCCCCCCAGCAGACCCAGCCCGCCGCCGAAACTTAAAGACGCCAAGAGGTCCGGGTCCTTCAAGTCCGGCTGGGACGAGGCGGAATAATACAAGGAGCGAGTCATGGCACTCACTGTTTACGGCGATATCGCGCCCGCGTTGGCTGGCCATATCTCCAAAATCGACGCCATCAAACACAATATTCCGAAGTGCATCATCGACCAGTTCGGCCAGCCCGTCGAGCTGCCGGAGAGGAGCACGCAGACCATCATCTTCGAGGGTTTCGACCGGCTCGACCCCACGCCCACCCCGGTTACCGTGGAAGGCGTGCGCCCTACCGGCAAGAAGCTCACCCCGCTGCGGGTCCAGAAGACCCTTCAGCAGTATGCCGATATCGTTGAGATCACCGACATCATCGACGACACCCACCCCACGCCGGTGCTTTCGCGTTGCGCCAAGCTCTGCGGTGACCAGTTCGTGACCATGATGGAGATCGTCAAGTTCGGCGCCATCAAGGCCGGGACGAACGTCGTGTACGCCAACGGCATGTCTCGGGCCGAGGTCAACAGCAGCTTCAGCCGCGCCCACCAGAGCACCTGCCTGCGCGGCCTGATGCGGCAGGACGCCGATGTTATCTCTGAGCGCTTGGCCCCTTCCCCGAACTTCAACACTGAGCCTGTGCCTCCCTGCTACGTCGCCATGTGCCACACCGACCTGATCCCGGACATCGAGGCCGTGGAAGGTTTCACTTCCCTGGAGAAGTACTCTTCGTGGAAGCCCCTTCAGGGCGAGTTCGGCAAGAT